TTCCTGTTCCTGTTCCTGTTCCTGTTCCTGTTCCTGTTCCTGTTCCTGTTCCTGTTCCTGGCTTCGATGGGGCTCCGAAGGGGCTTCTAAGGGGCTATCTAAATTTAGGTGAAAATCTTCTCTATATTTTAATAAAAAATCACGGTAATACTTTGATTTTCTATAGTTTTTTAACTCTCGCTCTATTCCTTTTATGCGCTTGTCAGCTGGGTCTAATTTGTCCCCAATTTGTTTATGAGCCATTTCGCACACCCAAACTATCTCATGCTCTGCGTCATAGTGGCTAAAATGGGCTTCGGAGAGGCTTCGAAGGGCCTTAGAAGCCCCTTCAAAAGAAATATTACCGATTTCATGAACAAGGGTAGGCAACGGTAAATAATACAAACCAATCATATTTGAGGATGGAGCCGTCATAAGATAAAACGCAACAAGCTGGGCGTCGGCGCCCGCTTTCCTAATCTCCCTGCCTGTTTCCCCAATCCAAAACATCCCGGAAACCTGCGAATATTCCCTCATAAACTGCCTCGTAATTACCTATAGATATTAAGTAAAACTACTGATTTATAAGTAAAAATTTTTACTACACCTAAAAAAGCTTTTGTTGATTCCTGGCCGCTTCAGCTGCTTGGATGTTTTTAACTGCTAAATCGAAATAACTCTGTTTTAATTCATGGCCAACGCCGCGCCGGCCAAGTCTGATCGCTTCAAATAGTTCCGAACCGACCCCAGCAAATGGCGTGTAAACCAAATCTCCCGGATTGGACCATAGGCTCATCGCTCTTTCGATCGTATCCAACTGTAACGGACAAATATGCTTTTCATCTTGTTCACCGCGCCCTGCCCTACCGTTCAGAGTTTTTCCGTAGTCGATATCATCCCAAATCGGAGATGCCCACATCTGCCAGGTGTCCACCGTGATATTGCATTTGATCGGATGATCAGAGTCACCCGGCTTGCGAAATACAAGCAGATAATCAGGTAGCCCTACTCTACTCATAGCCGCATCCTTTTTAACCTGCTTATGGAGTAACCCAAGCGCCTTGGTGCGCTGCATTTCGGTTACCGGGTTCTTCCAAATCGTGACACGAGAATGATAGATAAACCCGGCGCCCTCAAACACACTCCGAATCATGTTTGAGAAATCCCGCAGCCCGATAAACCCCTCTTTGCCCTTTTGAATCGGCAGATCCATGCAATGCACCGCCACATTGCGGCCGCGCCACATAACCCGGAATAGATCGTCAACCAAAAACCGAAACGCGGTTAAAAACTCCTGATAGTCTTTGGAATTGCCCATATCTTCAATGGAATCCGAGTATGTGTAGAGTTCCGCAAAGGGCGGGCTAAAAATACTAAACCCGATGCTTTCATCTGGAATCGATTTGATCAATTGAACACAATCCCCGCGTTTAATCACGCAGTTCTCGCTCTCAAATTCTTGATCAGACAGGTATTCAAGGCAATCCTTAAGTTTATTCATAACCGTTGACTCTTTCAAAACATCTAAATTACAAGCTGCTGTCATATGATTCTGCATCGATTCGAAATCCTCTTTCTTTCGCCGAACGCTCTCAATCACGTTCTGCATGGTGTCGGTGGTGATCAAATAGATATTAACCGGTTCCTTTTGCAAAAACCGATAGGACCGGCGGATAGACTGATAAAGCGCCTCAAAGGAAAAATCCAGGGAGGCGAAAACCTGATTATGGCAGTTTTGGAAATTCAACCCGAACTGGGCGATCTTGCTTTTTGTGATCAAGACCCGGAATTCATTGTTTGCAAAGCCAAGCAACCTCTCTTCTTTGACTTCGCGCTTATCACTGCCCCGGACCTCAACCGCACCCGGAATCAGCTTTTTCAAAAGATCCGCTTCTCCGTCTTGTTTCACCCAAACTATGAAATTTTCAGCGCTTGCGTTTACAATTTCCGCCGCCAGATGCATGCGCTCTTGCCGTGTCGATCTCAATTCGAGATTAAAATCAGTCGCGCTGACCGCTGTGTCATTGAAAAGCCGGCCGTTATCTCGTTTTGGCGTTTTGATTTGCTTTTCGATTAAATTTAATGGCGGTAAATCGAACCCAGCCATAGGATAACCAATATCAGCCGGTTTATTCAGCATGACCGACCAGGTGGAAACAAACCGCCAAAAATCTTTGATTGCATGCCCTTTCAAACGCCATTTGGCCGTCTCCCCGCCATCGTGCACAAAGTACATGGAAAGCATCTCGTTCCGGCTCATGACATTCAGGAATTCGGCATGATTGCCCAGCTCCATAGGGTCATTCGGGCTCGGGGTTGCGGTACAGGCCAGTTTATAAGGTGTGTTTTGAAAATTCTGGATTATGGCGTTGCGGGTCTTACCTTCGAAGTTTTTTAGGATACTGGATTCATCCAGGACAACCCCTGCGAACGCGCCACAGTCAACGTTATCAAGCTGATCGTAATTGGTGATATAGATTCCGGGCACATCCTGGAAAACACCATCAGAAATACGGTTGACCAAATATCCAAACCTCTCCCCCTCCCGGATTGTCTGCCCGGATACGGCCAAGGGCGCCAAGATCAAAACCGGATTGCTCGTATGTTCAGCCACATGCCGCGCCCATTCCAATTGCATGATCGTTTTACCCAGCCCACAATCGGCGAAAATGGCATACCGCCCGGCTTTCAGCGCCCGGGTGACAATATATTTCTGAAAATCAAATAGCGCTGGGTTTAAGACCAGAGCATCGAATCCGCTTTCCACACGCCGGCGCTGTTTGGTTTTGAGAAATTCGAAATAGGCTTCTGATCTTTTTGCTGATGTCGGCAAAATGATATTGGAAGGGCAACCCGGACCAGGGGTGTTAGGGACTGAATCCAAGGAGGGACTGGGATTCAATTGGTCCGGGTTGCCGTTGGGAAAAGCTTGGTTATGCATGCGTATCCTCTATTTGTTTGATAAACGTAAAAAATTGAAACGCCACTTGGGGCACGATTGCGTTACCGAGTCCTCGCAATCTGTCCACCCGATTGGGAACCCCATCACCCACTCTACAAAGGCGGGCTGCAACTTCAGGCCACGGTTCTTGCCAATAACATTCAAGCAATTCAATTTGTCTTCTAATGAAAGTTGGTGACCCTTCATTTCCCTTCGCAAGCTGGCTGCTTTTGACGTTCCGCCATGATGCCCAAGATGTGTGTCCGGTGTCGGTAACATCCTGCTTATCACTGTGACCAAATCGTTTCCGTCGCTCCCTTCCCGGTTCTCTCTCGCATAATCCGGCCCGGATGACGTTCCCTTCGGAGTTGGCAACATCATTGAAATCTGTCCTGGAAGGCCGTTTCTCGGATCTCCCGATATCTCTCCCCGCTTCTCTGCATCGTTCGCCCGGGGCGTTGCAAGCATGGCAACCTGCGTCACTAACGAATGTTTTCCCGCTATCTTGTTCGGGCATGGATAAGGCCCCCTGTCCGAGTCTGTCGCTACGCAAGTTCGCAATAATCCAGACTCGTTTTCGGGTATGCGGGGCGTTGACGCCGCAAGCTGGAATAATAAACGTCTGCGTTTTGTAGTCCGCATTTTCCAAATCAATAAGCACTTGGTCGAGTTCCATTCCGATGATTCCAGGCACATTTTCTGCAATAACCCAAGCGGGCCGGACCTCGGAAATGATTCGGAGCATTTCCGGCCAGAGGAAACGGTCATCTTCCTTGCCTCTTCGCTTCCCGGCGCAAGAAAACGGCTGACAGGGGAATCCACCGGAAATAATGTCAACTGGTTTAAGGTCTCCTCCGCTTTTGATTCTTTTAATATCGCCATATCTTCTTGCTTTCGGAAAATGCTTTGCTAAAACCTTTTGACAAAACGCATCATTCTCGATCTGCCAAACCGTTTCAATCCCAGCCCATCGCGCCGCCAAATCGAAACCGCCGAGACCGCTGAATAAAGAACCGTGAATCATTTCAAACACGGCTTATAAGTTTTTTTCATCCCGGTCCCAGGGTATGGATACCAGCCATCTTCCCGCGGATAGAGATGCCAAAGATGATCATTCCGGCCGGGTTGACCGGGTTTAGCGACCAAACATTGATTTATATCCACACCATACAAACGCGCCAATTCCGGGGCATCGATGAAATACTGGTCCCCCGATTTCCACGACGCGCCAATACCCGGGTGCAGCACATATTTGATTTTTGGCTTGGGCTCGTACCGCCTCATCGAAACAGCTCCTTAACCACACTCCAAATACACATAGCCAACAGGCCGATAAAAATTACGACCAAGACCAGAATGGCGAACATCACCTTAAAAAATTTGTAGACAAACGCATACGTCGAATCAAATGTTCTCATTTGGGCCCCATCGCGCCATTGGGCATGATCGGAACGATCATATTCGGTTGTTTTTTTGACCCTGTTTTGAAATCCATTTCCGTCCCAGTCCCTGGAAAATAATAATAATTGATATCAAACGGCTTTTCGGCTGTTGGGATCTGCCAGATCGTCTGATAGATCACCTGCTGACCCGCCGGAGGCGAATGCCATACGGAAAACCACATCCCGGCTGCCGCGCCACTGCCGAAAATCCCTAAAACCGCTAAAATTATTAAAGGCCATCGCGCCATTAAATGATTTTGCGGACTCAAAATCATGTAACCCCTTGAATTTACTATGTAGACGGTTGTCAAACATTCGTAGACATTTGTCTAACACACGTATACGTGACATTCCCTGCCGCCATTGCTACGCTTTAATCACATCACGCAGCGGTTTATCTGCGTATAATTCAAGAAAGGCGGAATCTCTTAAATCAGCCATGAGACCCTTAATCGCATATTCAGTGCATAGATCGCTTACAGATATCCCTTTTTCCCGTGCCGAATCTTCCAAACGCCGTTTGAATGTTTCCCCGGCCCGAAAGGATATCGAACCCATTTTTTTCTCGTTTGGCGGGCTAATCACCCGGGAAAAATCAAACTCAATTTGCTGGCTTATCTTCATGTTGCAAAGTCCTTACGACATATGGGATAATAAGGGCAAATTAAGGGCAAGGGCGGCGCAAATCGGAGGGATGCCGGAAAACGCCGCGCCCTGCCCCACCTCGGGGCTCGACCCACCACAATGGCGGGCCGATTCTTTAATAATGCAATCTAATTAATTGCTGCCCCGAACTTTTTTAGATGTCAGAAGCATGATCATTCCAAACCTTTTCAAGGCTCGGAATGAGTTGATCACGTACAAATTGATCGTGATTAATAATATCACCGCTGATAATTATATTGGTTTCAGGCTTTTTGAGGAGCGGCGCCAACTTCTGCGCCAGTTCTTCATAATCAAATGGTGTCCGAAATGGGCATTCCCGGCATGCCTCCGCCAGTTTTAAACTGGGCGGTGCCGGCGGCGGCTTTGGCCGGTCTTCCGGCCTCTCAAATCGTGGAACATTATTCGGCGTTTTGCGCATATTTATTATTTCCTTGTGGTTGATCCGATTCGGCCGGCGGATCGTTGGGATAAAGAAGTTCCATTTCGGATACCGCGCCCTTGAGAATTTTGGAAAGTATTCTGGATAACTTAGGTGATGGGTTCCTATGACCGTGTTTTATCAAGGAAAAATGTGTACAGGTGATCTGGGCCTGTTTAGCAATTTCGGAATCTTTTAGGCCTGATAATTTACATGCGTTGATTAGTTTGAAATTCATAATCATACATTATCAAAATGATAATTTACTGTCAACCTAAAAATTAACAATATGATAAAATTAGAATCAATTAAAAAGAAAAATCTAAAAAGGCTTATGAATGAGCGTGGCTTAAATAATGAAAATTTAGCCAAGCTTCTAAATGTTGATCCCAGTAGAATTTCGAATTTACTTCGCTCTTCATCTAAAAAGGGATCACGAAGTATTGGAAAATCTGTGCTTTCTGACTTATGTAAGGTTTTAGTGGTTGATGAATCAGAATTTTATAAGGCTGATAATATCCATGCATTTCAAACTCAGCGAGTTTACGGACCTTATCATATTACCGAATGGGACGAACTTAATAAAATAAATCAATCGTCAAAATGGATGTTGCGTGAAAATCAACCGATATATTTAACAAAACCGGCCGGATTAAATACTTTTGGTCTTGAAGTATTGGACGATAAAATGGAACCAAGATTTTTAAAAGGCGATATTATTTTGGTCGATCCAGATGCAAAAATAGAAAGCGGCGTACCTTGGGTTATAAAAATAGATGACCAAATTGTATTAAGGGTTTATAATGAATTCGAAAATGAAATTCGCTTAAAAACGCTAAACATTAAAAACCCTGACATTGTTTTCAGTAAAAATAGCGAAGTAAAATATGTTTTAATCGGAAAAGTCGTGGATATAATTCCTAAATTATAAGGAGAAAATAAAATGCTAAAAAAAATAATAATGCTTTTTTTGCTTTGTTTATACCTCTCTGTGCCAATTTTAGCAAATCAAGGAACAGGAGCTATTATTAAAGAAGATTGCGTATCATACTCAAATTCAAAAGGAGAAAAAGAGGAATATAAAATAACCGCCGGCACATTTTGCGCTTTCTGGAAAGGAATGAACTGGGGAGAGTATAAATCTGAAAATGGCTATATTCGCGTTACCCTATTTGAAAATAATGACTATGGTACGGAAAAAATGACATGGGTTTTAGAAGATAAGCTTGAATTTTTCTTTTTCCCATGCATGCAAAGCTCCGTTGGATTTTTACAGACAAAGCAAAATGTTTGCGTTCCTGTTCAGGTAAAAGGATTTCAGCACCAATGGAATCTTGAATTTAAGGTCGCCGCTAAATCAAAATGCAAAGAATTTGGAATCGAACCGCCTAAAACTACCGTAATTTCCATTATAACCACACCATTAAAAACCAATACAACCACGCCGAATCAGCCCGTTATTGATAAATGATATAAGTATTTAAATTTTAAAGATAATTTCATACCCGCATATGCGGGTATTTTTTTATCAAAAATAATTATCATTTTGTTAATTATTTTTATTGACAATTAATTAACATTTTGGTAATCTATGCCTAACATAACAAATCACGGAGGGAAAAAACATGAACAAGTATTTTGCAGAACAAGTTTTGCGTATTGATTGCGCCATGGCCGAAATGGCCACTCAAATAGCCGGAATTAAAAAAACCGTCGCCGAATACTCACAATCGCTTTCGATCGCGCCGGCAACTCGATTAACGACTACAGAGATTGTAAGGATGATTGAGCGCAACACCGATCTATACAAAGAGAATCTAAAATTGCGCAATGAACTCGAAAAAATTCATTCTTTTCTTACAAGTCGTTCACAAGACAAAGCCCTAATATACGATTCCGATGTTTGCTTGTTGCGACAACAAATCCGTGAGGCGCTAAAATCATGAACCCAATTAAGGAAATCATCATTGCCGCGTTATGGATTTTGGCTTTTTTTGTTGCGCTTTATCTATGGGTCTAAAGTGATAAAATTTTTTATCAAATTGATCGATCGTTTTTTTGAATGGCTTGGCATGCCGATTACGGGTCCCAATTATCCACCGCAAGAGGCGGAAACAGATATTGAAGAAAGGCGGAGAAGAAAATGAGCAATGATTTTTCCGTGTATTCCGTGTTTTCCGTGGTTAAATCCTTCTTTAATTCCTTCAGTGGTTCCTTGCACCCCGATCCCCACCACTTTGCCATGCGCCCAGCGTACCGACACCGCTGCCCGTCAATTGTCAAAGCGGAAAACAAGCGGATCAATGCGATCATTCTAAAAATCTTTTTCGCGATCATCTACACCGGGATATGTGCCGCCCTGATTTGCTTTTTGGCAAGAGGATAAATCATGTCCGAATACTACGTGATAAAAACAGATACTTGCCCCGATTGCCAAGGCCGCGCCTCTGATACCTATGGTCCTAATTGCATTGCTTGTAATTGCACAGGAAAAATTCAATCGGTTGCCACACTAGAAGAGGCATTGGCTAAAAGTTCCATCGGCATTGAGTTTCAAACTCTGCTGAAAAATATGAATGAACTCGTGGATAGGGTCATGAAAGAGATACGGGCAGGGATTACCGGGAACCTTAACAAATCAAAAGGAGGGCATTAACCATGTCGGAATCCAGACATGCTTATTATGTGGCTCTATGCATGACCGCCGAACATATCAATCCGATCGATTTTCCGGCGACCAGTGCGGGGCTTGATCGAGCGATTGCAATTGAACAGCATATCCAAGATGAGTTTGACGCCCTGAACGTAAATCTGAAACCTGCGAACGTCAGCACACCCGCGCCACATAAATAAACGCAGGGTTGTGACTGATCATCGGGGAGTTCGGAGATAATTCAGGGCGATTGAGTTCATGCGCGGCCCGCGGTAAAATTGCAGATAAACATTTTTTAAAGGAGGTGCATTCAAAAATGAATCAAATAAACGAGCAAAAAAATATTAAACAGCGGGCCGCGCCTTCTTTAATTTCTCAGGATCAGAAGATTCAGCAACTTGAAAAACAGTTATACGATCACAAACTAAAGGAAAGAGCAATAAGGGAAGCGCTTCAAAATGCTAAATGCCTCGATCAAATGGATCAAGTTAAGTGGCGGTTGTTGGTTGTTGAAAGCATTATCACGGACAATCAAGAATTTTTTGAACATTGGAAACGTCATGTCGAAATCATCGACCGTAAATCAGAAATCAAAGGTTAAATCTATGACCCAACTCGAATTTAAAAACTTTCTCCCGCCCCAGGCTTCATTTCTCCGATGCCGGATCTGCGACCGCGCCTTGTCCGATCCCGCGAGCGTTCGATCCGGCATCGGCCCCATCTGTAAGAGAAGGATGAAGGATTAATAATGAAGGATAAATTAAAAGAGCAATTCAAAGATTTGATCTTGCAAAAAATTACAAATGAAGCATGGAAAAAATTAACCACAGAACCAAATTTTGATTTTGAAAAACTAATACGGTCTATTATCAAGCGATGGGAAGAAGAAAAAGCCCGAAACAAGGAGCTGGGAATCGAATGATGCTCTGTAGAAATTGCCGACCATTAATCGTAAACGGGGAATGTCTTTGTACTGAATGCGAAGAAGCCGGAAAGCTTATCTATGCTGAAAAATGCCCTCGCATAGAAATCGGGGATTGCGAAGAGTGCGTGAAGGAATGGGAAAGGCGGCTACCGGAAGACGACCCGGATGATGAGGATCTGACAAAGGGCGAATGAATAAAGACGAGCGATATATCCAATATGAAGAGGGTGTAACCTTTATCCCTAAATGCGAACAATGCGGTCAGTATGTCGTTGCAGATAAAAATATTTTTGTGAATGATCAGACTGGCTTAAGCGATAAGCCGAACGCTACTTGCAAAAAATGCGGACGAACTCACATGATTTTTATGGGGTTTATATAACAACGAAACGTCTGGGGCGGCGTGGTGGGAACACGTTGAGGGCAAACGTAACTCAGTGGATGCGCCCGGTTGTATAAAACGATATGTCCACAAAGCAAGTTCGAATCTTGCCCCCAGGTTTTTAAAGGAGAAATCATGGCTGAAATATGAATACGAGATGTATGATGGCGATCAAGAGGAAATTGTATGCGGAAAGTGCGAAAAACTATTCAAGGCCACAGCAGACGTAACTCGAACATATTCAACTGAAAAGATTGAAGACAAAAATGCCCAAACGTAAAAAACCATATAACGGACCGCGCCGGCCGCCTGAAGATTGGTACATGAACGCCTTCGATTTTAAGCTTATCGAAGAAATTGACGGTTACAAAATCCGGCTGCAAGTATCCGCACCCGAAATCGAAGCAAAGGAAATAGAGGTCCACCGGCGCCAGGTCAAACTCTACGGTCTGGCAACCGGCACGGTCAGCATACCGGAATTTCTTTGCAAAAAGTACGGGATTTGAAAATGCCCGACTATCGAACTTTATAACGCGAAACACGCGCCAATAAAAAAGGTTAAAGATTCATAAGATTGTCAAGAGGGTTTTTGATGCATAAGATAAGCATTCGTTTTTTGATGGATGGAAAAACTCTATTTGAAGTACCAACATTTGTGATCCCGTTAGGATCACAACTACGGGAATGCTATGAAACTGAAGACGAGATCTTTGTTTTGGGATGGCCACAAGAAGACGATGAAAGTCATAACTGTGATGCGCTTGGTTGCTCAACTATGAGTCATGTTTTATATCGTTTTTCAAAGGTTAAATTATGAAAAAAGACTGCCGCGAAAATTGTGTTCATTATAAACTGCATGCCGTTGATGAACGGGTCACGGTTTGCAATCACCCAAACGGCCCTGAAATCGTTTATCCCCGCGCCAATCCTTGGGCCTGCACCCTCTGGAAAAAGAGATCAACCAAACTACCGCCGGCCGATCCCAATGATAAAGTATTTTGTATGGACAATGGCCATGACATGACCATCAAGCAGTGCAATATCTGTCCGATCCGTCCGAAGTGTCCGACTATCGAACTTTACGACGTAAAGCACGCGCCGATAAAAAAGGTTAAAGATTCATAAGATTGCAGATTATCAGATTATTGGAGGAGATCTAAATGCAAAAAACCAACATCGGATATTTAACCCACACCTACAACCCAATCGCCATGCGCTGTGATCGGGTCTCGCCCGGCTGCCTAAACTGTTGGCATCTCCGCATGGCAAAACGTCTAACCGGCAACGTATTAATCGCACAAAATGAACGCAAAGCCCTGGCCGGAACCGGACCATTTGTCTTGCGTGAAAAAGAACTTTACGCGCCAGCGCATCTTAGAAAGCCCGCCATTATCGGTGTCCAATTCATGGGAGATGTACTTCATGAAGATGTACCAGTGAATTTTATTGAAGAAGTATTGGCGACGATTACCAACTGCCCCCACCATACCTTTTTAATGTTGACCAAACGGGCGGAACGTCTGAAATTATTAACACCTGACAGGTTGAGAATTACAAGAATAGACACTTGGCCGATCAAAAATCTTTGGCCCGGCGTAAGCATATGCACCCAAGCCGAAGCAGATGAAAAAATTCCGATACTTTTGAAAACCCCAGCGGCTGTACGGTGGATCAGTGTTGAACCAATCTTGGAAGATTTAAATTTGAGCATAGCGTTTGAATATTTTCAGCCTCATAGCTGCATGCCCGCGCCGATCAACTGGTTAGTTCTCGGAGCTGAAACCGGCCCCCGCGCCCGGCCTATGAAATACGAATGGGCATTGTCGATTATCGAACAATGTGAAGCAGCCGGTGTCCCGGTCTGGTACAAATACGGCCCCGGCGATGACGGCTACTACGGTTCTGCGCCCGTGATCATGGGGAAGGTTTGGAATCAAAGACCTGGACAATAATTATTAATTACTAATTATAAATTATTAATTACCTGAAGGAGGTTTTTATGTCCAAAGAAGAAAAAAAGCTAAAGCTAAAAATCATCGACCACAGGATCAAGCGAATCGAAGCGGAAAACCAGCTTAATGGGATCAGGATTGAATTACTTCAGGACCAGAAAGAAAAAATTCAAAAGGGATGATTGATTATTTTTCCATGTATTCCGTGTGTTCCGTGTGTTTTGTGGTTAAAATCTTATGAGCCATAAACGTGATTGGGAACAGCTCGCCTGCCGGCACGGTTACCACCGGCTTAAAATGCGAACTGAAATAAAATCTTTATCCGAAAAAATGCTTTTCGATTTGAGCGTGGTGCAAAAATGCAGCCTGCGAAAAATAGAAAAATTGATCCAGATCCCGGAAACATCCGTTTGCGAACAAATCAGGCATTATTCATGGTATGCCGGGGTTGAAATGCTGTACAGCAACAAAGCCATAAAAGAAATAGCCATGGCTCGCGGCGTACCGGCAAAGGAAGTCGAAAAAGAGCAAAACACGATCAAGATCTGTAACCGGTGCCATAAAAAATTCAAAGGACCAAATAAAAGAACATGCACATCATGCGTTAAGAATCGATCGAATATATATGATTGTGATTTTGTGACGAATTATTGAAAACTGATTTGAAAGGAAACTTATGAAAGGAAAAATCAATTCTGATGGCGTTCTCGAAATTTGCAGGTCTAAGGAATTTACAGAACAATCCTGCATACGCTTTAATGATAATGAGCTGGCATGTGGAGATGAATGTCCGGCATTTAGAGAGCCCGTGAAAGGTGAAGGGTTTACGACAAAGATCACGCTTTGCCGGGATATCGGGGATTTAATCTTTACAGAATTTTCCGACGAGAGGTCATGAAGAAACACAATATGACGAAACCTATTACAGAATGTCAGCATCGCTATGGCGAATGGGCAAATACATCGTCAACTATCGAATATTATAAAGCACATTGCATTGACTGTGGCGCTTGTCTTTTTGAAAGCCCTTGTGCTCCTACACAAGATATTTTTAAAATTACTCCTGAAATATTGGGAGTAATTAAAATAAAAGAGAAATCCTAAAATCTTATAAATCTTTAATCTGGAATCAAACCCATGCGCTATGCCCAAAACACTTTAGTATCGGTTGAAAAATCAAAAGCTGAAATCGAAAGCATTTTAAGCAAATATAAAGCCGACCAATTCTTATCCGGATGGGATCAGGATAAAGCCTATATTGCATTCAGGCTTGAAAACCGCACGATCCGATTCACGATCGAGTTACCTTCCAAAACCGATAAAGCTTTCATCCGGACCCCTACCGGCCGACGCCGTAAACATGGAAACGATATCATGAAAGCATGGGAGCAGGCCTGCCGGCAGCGCTGGCGGGCGCTGGCCTTGGTTATCAAAGCCAAAGATGAATTTTTGGCGCATATCGTTTTACCCGATGGATCCACCGCCGGGGCCTGGCTCCGACCCCAAATCGCCCGCGCCTATGAAACTCACAAGATGCCGAAGCTTTTAATGATGGGAGAATAATTTATACCACGGAACACACGGAATACACGGAAAAGTAAATTTTATAATAAATAAAAAAATAATACTCTGCGCTCTCTGCGCCTCTGCAGTGAAATAATATGCCCTTCAAACCCGGCCAAAAACCCGACCCAAACCGCCCGCGCAAAACCGGCGGGATCATGCACACCATCAAGAATGGCAAAGGCGGGTTTGAAACACTCAAAATAACCCGGAAGATTGCCATAAACAAATTTTGCCTGAAGTGCATGGGCAAAAAATCCTTTGTAAAAGATTGCACAGACCAAACTTGTGAATTTTACCCATTTCGACCTTACAAAATACCCAATCAAACTATGTTATTTAACATCAAATTGACACCAGGAACCATGAAAAACATTAAGAGACGTAAGGTAGGTCTCGCTTGACCCAGAACGCTGAAAATGGTATAAATCAGATCGTCGATATTGATGGCTTGGCCGATGCCCTTGTCATGAAAAAACGAACCCTGCTCCGGCGCTGGCGCATTCTTCCCCATTTCTTCGCGCCCATGTCCGGACATGACGCCCGCGCCGCCCGGTTTATTGTTCCGGATGTGATTGATCACCTCAAAAAAACAGATGGTAATTATGGGAGTTTATTACAACAAGCGGCGGCGGTGGTGGGAAGTCAGCTTCCGATTCAACAAAACCCCTTACCGCAAAGCCGGGTTCAAATCGAAACACGAGGGGATAATTTGGGAAGGCCGCGAACGCGCCAAGCACGGGGCGCCGCAAACGATACCGACCCCTTCAATTTACTTTCAGGACATGGCCACAAAATATCTGGAGTGGTGCAAACTCCGGATGCAACTTAATTCAATCGGCCAGAAGATTTTTGTATACCGTTCATTTTTGCAATTTATAAACGGCGATCAACCCGCCCCGAATATAACAAGGCAAACCGTGTCGAAATACCTGGAAACCCGCGCCATGACCAAAGGGAATAAATCCGCAAACCGACACCTCCGAGACCTTAAGGCATGTTATAATTGGGCAATCGAATCAGAGATCGATCAAACCCTAATAAAAAATCCCTGCAAGGGAATCAAACCCCTGCCCGAAAACCCCTACATTCCCTATGTTCCGCCGCCGGAAGATATCGCCAAGGTTTTTCTGGTATGCACTCCGGACCAGCGGGAGTTTTTGCAATGCCTATATCATCTGGTCGCCCGCCGCGCCGAAATTGAGCGCCTAAAATGGGATGATATTAATTTCGATCAGCAGATTGCCCAGCTTTACACCCGCAAACGCCGCGGCGGCGCCCTGCATGCTCAAAACAAACCCATGAACGCAACCATAGCAGGCATCCTAAAAGCCCGTTATCAGCGCCGGGATAAAACATCCTCGCTCGTTTTTCAATTCGGCTCCGAAACACTCTCTCACATGATGCCGCGCTTATGCCAAAAAGCCGGGGTCAAACCATTCGGGCACCACGCCATCCGCCACCACGTTGCATCGTTTTTGCGGGACGCCGGCAAGAGCACCAAACACATTCAGTTGTTACTGGGGCACCTGCGCGAGAGCACCACAGAGATTTATGTTCATGTTCTGCCGGAAGGGTTGCGGGAATCGGTCCGGGTTTTGGAGCAAAAATAGAAAGGAAAACCCATGTCAGACCCTAAAAAAAAATTCATATGTAGCCTTTGCGGAATGATAGAAAACGATAATGATTTTGAGCTTCCATTTGGCAAGGATAGCATTTGTCCCAGCTGCTATAATCAGCAAATGTATAAAATGGAGCGAGATTTAGTTGGAAATGATAATTATCATAAAGAAAAAATCATGATGAAAATGAAGGAATGCCTTGAATATTTACACAACCAAGATTTCAAAAATGGAGTTCAATAAAAACAGGTCGTAAACCGGTCGTAAACTTTCATTGATTGATAGGCTTTTATAGGCATTTATATACAACTTTACAACAAAGTTTAAATTAATCTTTAATGATTCAATATACTTATAACTATATACTATGGACTGCTAAGCGAGTGTACTGGGTAAACCGGTACCTCGGGTTCGAATCCCGATCTCTCCGCCATTT